AGATAGCGGGTTGACCTTTGTGGAAGACAGTATCGACAACTGCCTGCACCTTGCGAGCGGTGCTGATTCCAACAGAATCATAGGTGGGAATGCAGACAAGTCCAAAGGTCTTGTGACAGTCTCCCAACCGGATCACCCGACCGATAGACTGACTGATGCCAATATAGTCCATGTTACGCATAAAGATTACAGACTCCAAACCTGATACATTGATACCTTCAGACAGAATAGAGTGGTGAATGACTACAAACTTCTTGTCAGGATCACGACCCCAAGCGTTCAGTGTGTCAAAGAACTTCTCACGATCAACCTTCTCACCATCAATGATTGCACCAGTCTTGGATGTGATTGTCATCCAAGAATAACCACGCGAAGCGAGTTCAGTGCAGAACTGTGATTGAGAGATAAGATTGATAATCTGTTTGGTTGTGCGAGCACAGATCAGAGTTTTGCTGATGTTATTGTCATCAATCGTCTCCAACAGATTGTCACAATCATCAGCAAATACTACCTTACGATTCTTGATCATAGGCAGTTGCTTGACTACAACTTTGGGAGGAAGAATGTAACCACCTTCAACCAACTCAGGAGCAGGAACATTGACCAGAACCTGACCATAAACTGCGGTGTCATTCATGCCGGGATTGAATACCGTCAGCGAATGTTTGGGAGTCGCAGTGAAGAAGTAGCAGCGATCTGCCTCGTTAGAGAAGAACTCTGTGGATGGGAAAAAGTTACGCTTGACGCTGTTATGTGCCTCGTCAAAGTATATGTTGTTGACCTCAATGTCTGCTGCCTGAATACGAGGAAGAGAATTGTAGGTAGTGAAGATGATGCAGTTCTCACCTACATCGCGAGCACAGTTTGCAAAGATATGAATCTTCTCTGGATTTGTAGTGGAATAGTGATGAGTTTCACCACTGTGAACGTGCATCACATGAGTGTATGTGGTGGATAACAACTCAAGAAACTCACTGCAAAGTTGCTCTGCAAGGAGAATACGAGGAGCAACAACAACTGTGGTAATACCAACAGGAATTGCCTGCTGATGAATAGTGTCCTGAATCATGGTGATAGTCTTGCCACCACCAGTGGGCACAATAATCTGACCTTTGTTGTGTTTCAGCATCGCATCACATGCACGACGTTGATGAGGGCGAAGGTTCATAGTTTCGTGTCAATAAACATAATATACAGCAATCCACCACCCAGGTCAAGGGATGGTGGACAGTTCGTGTGACTGGCACATCAGCAAGGTAAGATGCGTCCGATGATACCACCAGCAACAGCACCAATGGTAGTGTTTCTAATAGTATGCTTTGACTTTTTACCACCACCGATGAAATAACCAGCAACAGATCCACCACCAGCTCCAAGTCCCATGCGAGCAAGTTGATCACATTGACCGCCACGTTGTGTTGGTGGTTGATTATTAATGATTACAGGTTGTTGCTGTGGATATTGTTGAGGATATTGTTGTGGATAGTAATTGTTTTGTTGATGATAACCATGCGATACATGTGTGGCGCGTGGCATATCACATGGGACTTGATGATTGGTTTGAATAATTCTGGCAGAGACCCAATTACCCACTTGATCGTAGTGACCAGGAATCACTTTTTCAGATCTTCGATAATTTTTACACTCGTAAGTTGTGGTTTCTAACCCATAAGCATGAGCAGAAGTTGATGTCAAGAATGGCACTGCAATCGCCAGTGCGATAAGAGATTTCATAGTAAGGGTGTCAGCATGTGAATAGTATAGCACACACAGAGACACCTCTACAAGCGTCTCTGTGATGGTTAATTAGTTGTCTTGGTCCTCTTGTACCTCCACTGCTTTTTTCTCAACTCGTGGACCTTTCTGGACCAAATTGTTTTCATAAAAATACTTTACTCTCTCACGACGTGCTTGCATCAGCATGTCATATTGTTCCTGTTGATCCTTAGTGAATCGGAAGTCTTGAACCTTCCAAGTAGCACGAAGCTCTTGAAGATGTGGCAGGACGTTTACAGTTTCAGTCATTGTTGTAGCGTTTTGATTGACGACGTTGGGCGCGATTTGGTCCTTGTGCTTGAGATAAAACTGTCAGTGGGTGGTAAGATGACAGATACATGTAACCAAAAGTTTTTCTACCTTCATTGGTGGAAAGATCATATTCCACACCATTTTTCTTGAGAGAATCAACGCGGCGTTGTGCTGCCTTTGAATCTTTAATTTGATAAGTTGTGTTAGTCATCATACAGTCAGTTCAGTGTTGTTGAATTCGTCGAGTTGGATGTTCATCGGAGAATCATTCTCTTCCAGTTCAGTGAGGTCGAAGATCTCACCTGGCATGTCCTGAATCTCACTCCAGAGGTCGTCCATGTGGTTCGTTTGTTTGACTCTTTTAATATACATGAGATTGGTGGTCTGTGGGAGATCAGTGGACAGTAATCGTAGTGTCCACTGCACTCAGGTTTTTCTTTACATGTTCCTCCCAGAATACAGCATCTTCAATCTTCATGAAAGTTGCAGTTTGTTTTGAGTAGCCCTTTTTCTTGGGTTTGAGATAATTCACTTGGTACATCATGCCAGTGTCTTAATACTCCAGATACAATAAAAATGTTAGTAACCAAGTAAGAAATAAAAATAATGGTGCGTATGATAGCAACCCAATCATCATAATTTTCTGTCTTGGTGTCACTAAAACTCCCTAACGAATACTTCCATATCTTCCAAAGTTTTGCCATACTTATTCTTACGAGTATGAACATATTCTAACTCACTCCATTGATAGTGAAAGCAACAAAGAAGTGTATGAATATATTTGTGCTTCTCTTCACGAGTGTATTCACAATTAGGTTTGGGTTTCACACCAAGTTCAATCGTGATATAATTATCGCTCTTAAAATAAACCCACCCTCTATGATTTTTCCAGATTACATAGTCATCAACTTGTGGGTCAACCATATAATGCTGCCTCCAAAGGATTCAGTTTCAACTGCATTGCAGTGTAGTTCCTAGTATCAGCAATGTTTACCTTATCTCCGTGCTTGGTGGAGTTAATAGGCGCGTGATAGCATTTCTTTTTTCCATCGTAGAAACCCCAGATGGTTCTAACGGGATCAGAAGTGTAACTAAAAACAGCGTGGTTGCACAACCATATAGCAATAAGATTGCGTTTGAATGAAGAAACCTCATACGAATAACCTTCAGGTGCTTTGTGCGGAAAATCAGGGGGCAGTTCGAGTTGGTTCATCATCAATGCTGAAAGATTCATATTCTGGATACATTGTAGTGACAATATACTGTGCAAGTGCTTGTGTGGGTGCCACTACATAAACATCAACATAATAAAATTGGATGCCATCTCCTGGTGTATCTTGCATAGAAAGTTCTATATTTGCTTTCCACACATTACCTTTCTTGAGGTGTTCATCCCACCCCACAATCATATCAGGTTTCATTTTTTACCTCATAAGGATGGCGTGGTTTGAACTCACCTTCTGGAAAAGGTTTTGATGGTTCAAATGGAGAACGTGTGCGATTCTTGATAATAATAAACGCATCTTTATTATACTTTCGTGTGCCGTATGGTGCTGCCCATTTTTTGTTGTAGTTTTCACCTTGATGAATACCGGAGACCTGAGCACCACCAATCTCAACCACTACATCATCATAACAATCCCAACCCAATTTTGATATTGTGTCGGTAATATCTGATGATACTGATTTCATTACAGCACATGCCTTACGATATGCTGGAAGTTCTAAAGACATAACTCTTTCTTCTGGGTCAAGTTTACCATTCATGTTGTGAACTGCTCCACGATTTCAGACGTAACATCTTCAGCAAGCGCATAAGTTGGTGCTTTCAAAATGTTTTCACGCAGACGACCATAATAGTCATCATTCATGTTCTCATCTTCACCAGTAATAAGGTCAAAGCATTCCTCATCACTTTCTGCTACAACATTCCAGATACCACCATACTCTGAACGGGGAAATGGAATAAAATGGTCAACAATGTAGAGATACTTAGTCATCGTCTCCGGGTGATTACTTTTCAAGTTTAGTGGATTCTTCAAGGAAAGTCAAGTTTGTTGTTGTGTAAGTTAATTCAGACATCAAGAAACTCTGCGATGTAGTAATCTACTGTGATTTCAAGTTTTGCTGCTTCCTCCTCACACTCAGCAATAAAATCATCAATCATACGATCAACTTGTAGTTGTTTGCGGTCGTTATTGTAATCAATCATACTGCAAGTGCTCCGGTAGGGATTTCAGTGAGTTCGGGTTCTTTATCATTAAACTCATTCATATCGTAGCATACCCACTCACCATCGCGGAAGATATAAGCATATTCTTCACCATCAGACAAATACTGTTGGAGAGTATTGTCAAGACGAGGGGGGCAATCTTCACCACGCTGAGAATAGTATTGAGGACCATATTGCTCAACCTCAACATTTTCAGTCACATATTCTGCGACTTTCTTACCAGTCCAGCGATCCTTTGTCCATGCACAAGACATATCACCACCATCAATCAGCTCTGCTGCTTGTTCACGAGAGTTGTAATGTGTGGTAAGAATACGACCCAACCACTGTGGATAACCATCCCAGTGGTGATAGGCAGACAGGATAGAACCATCTGTGAGTTCAATTCCGATGCGTGAGCGGGTTGCCATGAGTGGTTTGTTTCTGACTCTTATAGAATACAGCAGATCGGACCAGTTGGCAAGAATAGTGGACACTTCAGCCACCGTCCACCTGGCAACCAATCAGAGCACCGCCGACGATGCCTGTCGGGATTGCCCACAGTCTACCCTCCTTGCGTGATAATGCGGCACCTAATCCTCCGCCAGCAATACCTCCCAAAATAGATCCTTCAATACAAGAATTATCATCTAAATTACCCGTGTTGGGATGTGGGTCTTCATATTTGGGAAAAGAATTAGGAGTGGTTTGAGGCATAAATCTTGGTCTTTCACATGGCACACGAACTCTTTTCTTAAAAGACTTCACATAGCCCGGATTTCTTGCTGTGCCGGGAACATATTCTTCTCTATATTTTATCTTAAAACATTTCTCCTCCCGTGCAAATCCACCACTAGACTTATATCCTGTCGCAGGACCAGCAAGAACGGGTGCAGATGTAGCACCAATGAGAAGTAGTGATGCTAAGAGTTTCATTCGTAGTTCTCCATTTACAAAGTATCATACATTAAAAAAGGGAGACTGTCAAGTCTCCCTTATACTTATTCAGACAGGGCAGAACCCTTTCGCCAAGCAACAGGTTTTTCACTTTCTCTTACTTGTCGTACAAGATGTTCGGCAAAATCTTCCAACTTATCGGGATGAATTGCCTGGATTCCTGCTTGCTCGACAGCAATCTTCATAGATTTGATCTCATTTTTCTTGAGTTTCTTGTCTTTTGGCAAGGTCATAGGCAATCTCCCTTAGGAATGTGAGCATTTTAACACGCTCTTTCACCAGTATCTATTAATTTAAGGTTCTCTTTGGGATTGCTTCGTATAACTTAATACCGATTAGGAATCTGACGATATACTTCTGGAATAGGAGTTAGTGGTTCGAT